GTCTGTACTTATGAATAATGTATGTTGTATTGCCATAATTTTTAATTGTATTTACCTCTTGTTGGTGTATTAATAGGAGCTATTGTTGGAGCAGGGGTTCTAGGTTCTTGGTCTTTAATCTTTCTCCAACTTGAAGCAAATCTACCACTATTAACCTCTGCTAAAAAGCTATTTTTAAACATATCTAAAGTACCATTAGGAAGATATGTACCACCCTTATAAGTCTTTCCATCTATTGTTACTTGTGTGCCTTTAGGTACTCTTTTTCTCATATAAAACTTTCTTACAAAATAATGATGGCAATATGCCCCACCTTTCCATTGGAAAATATATAGAAAACAAGATCTTCCTTATGGTGATTCAGAATACGGAACTCCTGATTGGGATCAATCTCCAGTAGGAACAGA